GCGTGGTCGATAGCCATGACACCGAAGTCCTCAACGCGACCAGTGTTCACGTTATAGAACTTAGGCTTCAGGAGACCAAACATCTTGTCGACGTTGATACCCATCATGCTGTCGTACTGGAACATCTTCTCAACCCAGCTAGGAGCGCCCAGGTCCACATAGCCCAGAGCCTGACGACCCAGGAGCAGCATGCGGGAACCGTCGACATCGGAGCCAGCGCCCCACTTGGCAGAGCCAGAGGTAGCACCCAGGGTGTTGTAGACAAGACGATGCTCATAGAACACCAGGCCATCGATGGTCACGATACCACCAGTGAACCAAGGATTCCCCTCGCCACGGTTGCCAGCACTCACGATAGCATTCTGGAAGTCAGAATCCTTCTTGAGCTGCGCGTAACCCTCAGGGGAAACCATCGCAACGTAGTAGTCCTTACCGTCCTTCATCATGCCAGGCATGTAGTTCCGACGAGCCTTCACGCCCGCGTCAACGATAGCCTTGTAGCTCAGCACGTCAGTCGCGTCAACCGAAGCGGTATCGCCAGCCGCCAGACCAGTGTAAACACCGGAGGCATCAGCGGTAACGCGGTAGTGACGACCAACCGTAGGAGCCGACACGTCGCCAGCAAACGCCAGGTTAGCGAACGAGGACTCAGAACGAGTGGAGCCATCCAGGTTGTAAGCATAGCTCACACCGGAAAGGGTCAGGATCTTGAGCTGATCCATACGGTTGGCAAGCCAGTACTTCAGCTTGTCATTCGCCTGCTCACGGAAGTTGATCACGGACTTCTGATCGCTCAGCTTGCCGGTGTTCTCAACCGAGTGAGAGATGATGTCAATCGTAATCTCATCGTAGTAGTTCTTGAGCTGCTCACCGCGACCCTCACGCTCGCCGTCACCAACGATGCCGTCACCGATCAGATCGGAAACCAACTGCATCTTAACGGTCTCGCCACGCTCTTCCTTCGTCAGCTCGGAGATCATGTGCACGGGGGCGTCAGCACCACCCTCGAACTTGCTCATGAACATAAGATCGCGAGCATCGCTCCACAGTTTACGGGACCAAAGGACCTTCGCGCCGCCCTGACCACTTGCAAAATCAGTCTTAGCCATAATATTCACCTATTTTAGGTTAAAGTTTTTCCTCTAAGTTTTTGGTTATAGCATCAGGGAGTATAAGGCCCAGTTCTAATATCGGCTAGAACTTTCCGTAGAATTCGTCCCTACCTATTCGGAGCCGGTAGGGAGGCTCTTTTATCAGGCGTAGCCCTTGGACATAGCCTCTTTGACAATATCCGGATGCTTCTTGTAGATCAGGTCAAACTCCTTCTGAGTCATATTCTCCCAATCGTAAGAATCTGCAGACTTATCTTTAACACCCTTAGAGCCAGTAGTCTTCGGAGGCTGCTTCTTCATCGCGGCCATCTTCTTCTTAGTGGCTTCAGTGCTCTTCTTCTTAGGGGCTTCGGATACCTTCTTCATGGGCTTAGCCAATCGATCCAACGCCTTCTGCAGCGCCTTATCTCCATCCATGCCCTTGGACTCGTACCCAGCCGCCAGCATGTTGATCTCAGTAACCAGATCTGCATCAAAGTCTTCATGACTGTCGTTAAGGAAAGGATACTCCGCAAGAGCGGTTGTAACCACAATATCCTTCTTCTCAGAGACAGACAGGTTCTTAGCTTCCTTCTTAGCTTCCGTAGTAACAGCCTTTAGGAGCTTAGCAAACTCAGCTTCCCGAGCTTTCTCAATCTTCCTACGGACTGCAGCAGCATCCTTAATTTCACCAGAAATAAGTAGTTCGGCATACTCAGTTTCTGCGGCATCGAAGTCGAATTCAGGTTCCGGGATCTCCTCTTTCTTAGGATTGAGAAGTTCCTGCTTCATTGCTAGGAGTTCTTGGACTTGCTCTTCAAGGTACTTGGCTCGCTCTTCTGCCCTAATTGCCTTTTCACGCTCAGTGCGAACAGCTTCATCAAATCTTGATTTGGGAATACGGGGCTCTCGCTTCTTTGGCTCTGGCTCCTCATCTTCCTCTTCATCCTCGTCTTCCTCGTCCTCTTCCTCATCCTCGGAATCTTCGTCCTCGTCCTGGGACTCATCTTCGTCTTCATCTTCCTCCTCGTCGTCCTCATCAGCTTCCGGCTCATTCTTAATAGCCGCGATCTCTTCAGCAGACAATCCTAGAATTTCAAGCTCTTCATCGGAATATTCTGAAAGATCAACATCATCATACTTGATTTTGGAGGGGGATTCCACATTAACAGTAGCCATAAATTACCTATATCGTCGGTTAAACGGAAACATTAATTATCGCATTAATGGTGCGTATATCCTTACGGATATGTCCTTAGACAACAAGCAACAAATAAAGTTCCCTTAATAAGCCCCTAGACTGCCCTGAGGAGGCTGAGGAGGCTGCGCCGGTGTAGGAGTACTGGGTACTGCCTGGGAAGCCAGGAGCTGCTGTAGGATCGGCGCTACGGCCGGATTCTCAGCAATCATCTCAGCAATGTCGGCTGCCTTCTTAGCGGTATCTTGATTTGTATTGTTGATCTTAGCCTGAAGCTCTTCAAGCGCCTTCTGCATCTGCTCCATTTGCAACTGCTGAGCCTGCTGCTGGGCCTCGTTATCTTCGCCAGTCATGCGCTTAGCAATCTCTTCCTTACGAGTAAGACTGGAGACTCGGATAATCTCATCGTCAGGAATCATGACACCATACTTACGAAGCTCAATAGTCTCGGCAAGCTGCCCCTGCTGGAAGTTGATCTGAGTCGGAACATCAGTAGCAATCACGTCGTACTTACCAACGGTAACATCGTTGAGGAGTTGGTCGATAGCTTCATTGTACTGGTTGATCGTAAGCTCTTCCTCTTCGCCCTTAGCCTCATCAACCACAATACGGAAGCTACGCTCCTCGGTATAGAAGTTTTGGATAAGAGTGAGAAGATGCCTAGCCAGAATATTTCGGGTCAGGTACAAGTTGTCAACCACAGAGGTAAGACCGACCGCAGTCTGGTTGATACGCTCCTGCAGAGCCCTACCAGAGACTTCGTTACTCTTCTCACCACGGAAAGCATCACCAACCCCCAGGAGACGGTCGTGGATGGCGATAGAGCTGTTCAGGAACTCAACCAGACCCGCAGGTACATCGTTAGGCTTGATCTTCTCAGGCGGATTATAACCGCGCTTATATTCGATATGCAGACCAGTCGTAGCACCACGCTGCTCCAGATCCTCTGGGTCCATGTTAGACAAAGAGCCTTCCTGCGTAATCCAGCCAGAGTTAGCAGTAGTGTTAACAATGTGCAAGAACTGCGAGTGAGCTTTGTTGATGGCAAGCTGGTTAGTAATCAGATTGTCGATAAGACCTTGGGTCTGTCCACGACGGAAGACCGGGAAATAAGGGACAACAGTGTAGAAGTCGTAGGGAGACCAGTCGTCATGAAGAATAACATCTCTGGTGCAGACAGTCCATCGAATCCGCTTAACAGTACGGTCGATAATCTCGTAGCCCATGTTCTTAGCTTCGGCTTTAGCCTCCTTCAGGCTCATATTATCCGGTACTGGAATCAAAGCATCGTCATCATAGGAGTAGAAGAACTTACGGCTAACTACCTGATAATACTGAGTATCAAGCACGCGAACGTAGTACTCGTCTACGCCAGCTTGGAAGTAATTGAAGCGTGCATGTGGCTGGGAGAACGTGTTACGCTCAACGCCCTCATTGGCACCTTGTCCCCAATCCCCCTCGGTAGCATTCATGTTCTCGCGAACAGCCTTATACTTACCTGGGTACATGATCTTAATATCCTCAAGAGGAATCCATTTGGTGGTAGTCACACGGTTCCACCCGCTAGGATCATAGCTCTTGGCGTCACCATCAATGATAACATCCAATGGATCAAGAGCTTCAATCTTGATTGCACCCTTCAGATCTTCCTCATAATCCATACGGATATCGAAGAATCCACGTCCTTGGACAATACCATCCTCAAACACCTGGGACTCAACCCAAGGAAAGCGATTATTGTCCAGCTCGTAAAGGGCAATCTTGGAGAGCACCTCAGCCTGCTTGATATCAGCACCATCTCCACGAGGAGCATAGGAGATATTCAGCCTAGACTGAGTTTGGTAGCCCTTCAGGCGGCGGATATCAGCATTGATGAGGTTAAGTTCGAGGATCGGCTTCTCCTCTTCCTCTAGCTTCTCTAAGCTCTCAGCCTCTCCTTCCCACTGTCTGCCAGCACCCCAGTACATATTCTCGCAATAGCGAGCATTCTCGGTAAAGCGTTGATGCCCAAGCTCAATGTCCCTCTGGGTCTTGTTCCAGAGACGGTCGAGGAGCTTACGATTCTTAGCCAAAGTCTGTAAAGATGCCATATTTCTCTCTTATGCTGCTAGCCACGACCGCTTGCCGGTCCTCTTATTACGAAATTCACGGAGTTTTTTAGCCAAGTAGGACTTCTCATTAGGCTTCTCTGCGTGAACGGCCATGTAACGGAAAGCGTCTGCAGGGTGAGAACACCAATCATGCTTGTGGCTTTCTTTAAATTCCTTCCTAGATTCATCCCACTCCCTCTGGTAGTTCTCCAGTGCCATGATCCCAGGCGCAGTAAACTCATTCTCGTCAAATTGACACTTCTGTAGGAGAATTCGAGAAGCTTGGATGCCATCCGAAAACCCCATCTTGGGACCCATGTCCACCTTATCTCTACCGAACAAGTTCTCAGCAATCTCGAAGCGAGTCTTGCCAGTGCCAAACTCAGTGTTAACCATGTCATGAGGAAACATGTGGAGTTTATAAGCGTAACGAGCCCTCTTACCATTCAACAGCTCGGAGGCGTAGTGCTCGATACCAGCACCAAATGCGTAGTAGTAGTCGATAATGCGAGGAACGCCCTCAATCCACTGCATAAACCAAATGGAGGTAGAATCACTCTTACTTACACCGATATCCCAATAGGTATAAACAGGACGATCCGGTTGCCAGGGGAAGTTACCAATCCGTCCCTGCTCTCTAGCTTCATTCATATACTTGAGGTAGTAGTAGCCTTGGGCGTTAGCGTTGTAGCTGACCCAATATTCCTGCTCTACAAACTCATCAGACCAGCCCTCATCTTCCTGTTCCATGCGAACACGAGCCTCGGTGATGATGGGAGTAACGCCATCATGCTTGACAGTCTCATCGATGGTCTTAACAGATAGGAACCATCTGTCCTCAACTGGGGTATCCTCCCCCAATCTCTTGAGAATCTTCTGCTCCAGGTGGTACATGTGGTTCTTACCAGCAGGAGTAGAGTTGATTGCTTCCCATCCACCATTAGCCATGAGGATAGGCTTGATAACAGAACGAGCACCTGGGTCCTGATAAGCAAACTCGGAATAGACTAATCCTACAGGATTAGTACCACGAACCTTATCATATTTATCAGTTCCGATAACCTGGATAATAGACCCGTTAGAGAGCTTAATCTTCTGCTCCTGCGAGTTGACTCCGGCCATGAGGGTAGGTGGGATGAACCCCATAAAATCATCCCCATCGTTCGTGATACCCTCAAACAATGCCTTCTTGCCCTGATTCAGGTAAGGGAAGACATAATAGTAAACACCCTTCCTCTTGACAGCTTCACGAATCATGAAGTTCCAAAAGGAAAGGTCTTTACCACAACGCCTGTGCCACCTCGTTAGAAGATGTTGCACTCCCGCATCTCTGGCAGCAAACAGCTCTACCTGATGGGGATACGGCTTATATTTATATGGGATTTGGATTATTTCTTTAGACATAACTACGCTGTTTCTCTGCCTCCCGCATATTCTCTATCCTAGCTAATTCATGGAGGTGTTCAAGGATGCTGTTAGCATAGACGTACTTACGCATCACGGAACACTTCATAGCTTGGAAGTAAGCCCTCACTGCGCGCGGGTGGTAAACAACGTAGTAATCTAAGGATTTATTAAGTTTCATCATTACTCAACAGTAAAGGTATAAGTAACCGTAGACTTTCTAAGATTTCCAGGAGTAGGGATGCTGTCCTGATAGGACACGACCACCTCGTTTGACCAGTCGCTACACAGGGACCCGTCGGCGTTGCACGCCTTGACCGCGAAGAACCACTGGCCGGTCGAGTGGATCGAAGGACCCTCGATCTGGTAGGTGGTGGTGGTCCCACCCACATAGACAGTGTCAACCGAATAGGTCGAGCCCTCGGAAC